TACGATGTCCAGACCGGTATTCGTAGACGTGGCCCGTTCAAACTCGACACGCAGAACCTGGTAGTGGGAAGTTTCCTTCCCGGATTTACCCCGATTTACGCAGACTTGAAAAACAAGTTTGCTTATGCGGTAATCAATGTGAGAGTTGCGGAAGCCTATACCACTGGTGGAGAGGCTTTGTCTATCAAAGTAGCCAAGAACTCTTTGGCCTATGTAGGCATGTTTGTCGGAAGTGGTAAAAAAGGCGCAGAAGTGACGGCTATTGACAAGTCTAATGCCAATTACGACGTATTGACTATCAAGGCTGCTTTCGGTGAAAATATCGCCAAAGATGCGGTTCTCTTCCAAGCAACCGCAGTCGACGGGCTGAAACAAAAGTATGTTTCAAACTCCGCTTTGTATGAAAGAACAAAGGTGGAAGATGGTATCGTGTTAGTTGCGCTGCTCCGTACAGCCGCAGAGATTGAGCCTTCAAAATTGGTTATGCCGTTTTCCGAGAACGATAAAGCCAATATGAAGGGATGGTTTGAATTTAACGAGTAAGGAGGTAGGATATGTTTTTAACGATTCAAACATTATTCGATGATGCGAACATTGTATCCGCTATCATCAGACGTGTGAACCAAACGCGTAAAGATACAATCTATTGGCAGCAGTATCTTACTTTCCGTAGAGTAACTACTCGTCTGTTCAAAGACTACATCGGCTCTGTAACTGGAGTGATGGCCGGTTCTATCAACTCACGTTTCGGTGAAAAGCCCATCCGTGAACGTAAAAATATCGGTTCTGGATATGGTGAAATAGCCTATCTGGGCGATGCATATCAAATGTCTATTGACCGTCTATCTGAATTGCAAGATTTGATTGACAAGTTCAATCAAGCCAAACCGGCAGACCAAAATACAGCATTGGAAGAAATAGTAAACTTCCTGGCAGATGACTACCGTCAGATTACTCTTGCAGCTCACAAGCGTATGGATATTATTGTCGGTGCATTGTTGATGACTGGTGAAGCCACCGTTTACAATAAGGATGCTGCAATAACTTCCGGTCAGACCAACAATAAGCTGCTGGAAATTACCCTTCCATTCAATTTTGTTAAGCCTACAGCTGGAGATATAATTGTTGATGGCAAGAATATGTTCATCTCTTATTTAAGAGAGAAACTACATTCCCTAGCTCCAGACTTTGGCGCTTATGCCAAGATGATTATGACACGTACAACCTTCAACAAGAATGTACTTGGCTCTTCTGAATTTGGCGAACAGTACAAGATGATTCTCGGCACTAACGAAATGAAATTAAGTACCGGTTTGATTTCTTCTTCGTTGGCTTCTGAAGTTTTTACTGGTATCGGTCTGCCACGTATCGAAATCAAAGAGGATTACGTGAAAGACCAGACAGGAAAAAATGTGCAGATTTATGCAGACAACCGTATCACCTTGCTTAACGGTGATGAAGTAGGTTATATGCGCCATCATACCCCGTATGAAGCGACAGATCCAGTATCAGGGCGTACTTATGTTCCATCAGAGGGGCAGATGCTTATATCCAACTACCGTGACAAAAACGGTCGTTATATGGAATATACGGCAGAATGGATTCCACAAATTACCAATCCGGATTTGATCACCAATTTCGATTTGAGCGAAATTGCATCAATCCAATCAGCATAAGGAGGAGGATATGAAAGTAAAGGTTATATCTGTTTTCCGTGATAAGTTTACTGGTAAGTATTACAATCCCGGAGAGGTGATTGAAATTTCCGAAGAATCCCGTGTATTGGATGTAGAAAACCGCAAACTTGGCGAACGGGTTGAAGTGAAAGTTTCTGAAGAAAAGAAGGAGATCAAAATATCCCTCTTTGAAAAGGAATTTGAGAAAAAGATTTTGGTTGATGCTCTGAAATCTATCGGTGTTCAAGCAGCCGGAAACATGAAAGAAGAGACTCTTTTGGGTAAGGTTGCAGAGTTGGATGAAGAAACGACTTCCAAACTGAAAGAAGTGTTAGATATTAAATAAAAAGGGTAGTACTCCTACCCTTCCATTATGTAACTTATAATTCAATAAAGAAATGAAGAATTTTATTTTTGCCATATGTGGCTTTTTAACGATGTCTTTGGTCTCCTTGAGCGTACAGGCATCAAGCGTCGAATCTTTCGAGTGTGAATACGTAGCCCCATCGGTTGATGTTGGTTTGTCACCTATTCAGTTTTTCACCTTAGAAGCAGCTCCGACTGATTGCGTTGTATTGTCAGTTCCACAATCAATCTTTATGATTACAGATAGTCCGGCGATGCAACCAGCGACTATTACGGCAATGCAAGGAAAACAAATTTCAGTTCCTAAGTGTCCGTTCCGATATATCTACAAATCGAAGTATTGTACGCATTATAGCTACACTGCATACAGCAGACTGATTATACCATAATCAAAATGACAGTGAACGACTACATACAGCAAAGATTTCAGTCTTTCAGTATTCACTTATCAGAAACTGATCTTTTGGATATGTGTCTGAACGCGAAGATTAGCGGAGAGGATGAAATGAATAAGGAATCCTACAATATCGTTTCTGTGGCAATTGCGAAGTTCATCCCCTCTCTCCTACTCCGTGCCACTTCAATCAGCGAAAACGGCTTCTCTATGTCTTGGAACATTCAGGGTATTAAGGACTACTATTCATTTCTGTGTAAACAGTACGGATTGAAAGACGAATTAAGTAACAAGCCTAAATGTACTTTCTTATGATATTTGCTCCACATATATTGCAGATAAAGGTTATCACCCCGATGGATAAGGATGAGTTCGGCAGACCCATTCCTGGAACAGGCGGTGAAAGCTGGCAGGATGTATGTAGGTGTCGCTGTGACGATAACACTACCAAAGAGTTTAAGTCAGAAAACGGCTCTGTGTATCGCCCGAATTACCATGTAGTGTGTGAGAAGAGAATCACTGTTAAGGCTGGTGTCGAAGTGCGCTGTATGGACAGTGAGAACGTGAGAGGTCAAGGTGAGGTTTACACGGTTAAGAGTACAAACCACTTTAACTATTCGGAACTATGGATGTAGATTTCGATTTTTCCGATGTCGACTCCTTTTTCAATGAAGGAGAATGGGAAGTCGAAAAGAAGATGATTGATGTGGGTGATGAAGCTGTGAAACATGCAGAGGAACACGGCAATTATAAAGACCATACATTGACTCTAAGAACGTCCAATGATTACGATGTTGATAAAGACGGTCTGACACTGAAAAATGAAGCGGAATACGCTTCATTCGTGGAATCTAAAGGATTTGATGTTTTGAGTAGTGCCGCTTTATACGCGGAGAAACGATTAAAAGAGGAATTTGAACGATGATAGTGACTACCGACATAGCAAATATTCTTTACCGAGATTGCAAGTCTTTCGAAATCGACATTGTTCCCAGCGGTGAAACGCTGATGGATGAATTGAAGTCAGAAAGAATTGTCATCCACACCAAGAAACAACAACCGGGGAAGTATTGGAAGAAATCTTTCGCGGAAGTGAATCTTTGTGTACCTGATTTAAGCGAGAATGAAGCGAATACTATCCGTTTGAATGAACTCGAAAGAGAGACCAACAAACTGTTTAATGGTGTGGTAAGCTCCTATAATGGTACAACCTATCGTTATTCAATTGAATCTATCAGTATAGAAGCGGATACAGCTTTAAAGTGTCATTATGTGAATGTGAGAATTTTATTTGAAGTATTAAATGTAAAACTATAAAATTATGATTTCAGCAGTAGGAATTAAAAGAATCTTGTTTGCCGACATTGATAAGGTAACGGCAGATATTACCCCCGAAATCGCAAAGACTTTGATTCAATCCGCTATTAAGGCGAAAGATGAGGTTTTGAACGTGCATGGGGAAACTTGGCAGATTGAAGAAACGGAAGCATCTGTCACTGGACATAAAAATCAGTTAACAGGAAAAAATTACCGTTACGATGATGTGCCGGGAGAAGTCTCCCCTTCTTTCTCTATCGGACAGTATGACTGGAAGACAAAGAAAGCGTTCATGGGTGGCGATGTTATTCAGGCAACATCTGAAGATGTCGGATGGAAGCGTGCCTTGGACAAAGTTATCGTCAACAAAGCATTGTTTTGTCTGACTGATGATGATGTATGGTTTATTTTCCCGAAATGCCGTATCATTTCCCGTGAAGCTAATACGGACAAAGCAATTGCCATTGCAGTACGCGGAATGGTTCAGGAACCGGGAATCGAAGGAGTTTCTTCTGAATACAATTACGAAGAAGAAGCTATCAAAGCCTTGATACCAGTGGCGTAACATTTTAAGGTAAAACGATTGTAAACAGCAAGGGTGAGGTGGTGGTATTCGCTTCACCCTTGTTTCAATTTAGAATAATGAATCAAGCAGCAAAAATAGTTTCTGATGCCCTTTTAGGGCTGGATTTTAAGAATGTCGAAATAGGTGGAGTTGTTTATACAATCAAGCCGCCCACAATCAAAGTTATTTGTAGTGCTATTCATCATTTTTCCAATATTGGGATGACAGGTGACAACATCATGGAAGCTATCAAGAAACTTCCCGGAGCCACAGATGATATGCTGAAAGGTATCTCCTGTTTTATTTGTGGTAATGAGAATATGGCTAAGGCTTTGGAAAACGGAACCTTTGATGAAATCAAAGAAGTTTTGGAAATATGTTTCTCTATGATGGATATATCGGCTTTTCAGTGTGTCAGCTTGATGAAGAACGTGTCGATGCTGGCAGCAAGACCGAAACAGTAGGAAACGCAACGTTCTTCGGGCAAATAGCCCATTTGGTTGACACTCTCCATTTAAGCTATACGGAAGTGTTTGAAGTCATTCCATATAGAAACCTTTTAATGATGCAACGAGATAAACTCCATGCAATTTATGGCGGTCAAAAAGTAAAAAAAATCAGTGGTAAAGAATTAGCGAATCGTAGAAAAAAGAAATAAGTATGGCAAAGTTATATTTCAAAGTCGCAAGTGATTGGGAAGAAGTCGTAAGACTCCGTAGTGAAATAGCTAAATTAAAGCAGGAGTTGAAAAATGTGGATGGAACACAATCCCCTGCTACCTTCAAAACTCTAAATACCCAACTTGCTGTATCCAATCAAAAGTTGGATGAACTGGTGACTAATGCTGCTAAAGCCGGAGCTGAAATGGAAATGGGATTTAAAAAGAAAATTTTTGATGCCTCTCAATCTGTTAACGGATTCACAGAAAAGATTATTACTCAAAAGACAGTAGTTAAAGATATTGAAGCTGATGTAAAGCGTCTAGGAGAATCATATCGCATAGCACTAAAGCGTAACCCTCTATCTGCAACTGGTAAGCTGGAAGAATACAATGCTGCTCGCAAAGCCTTAGATGAAGAAAAGGCAGCTTTGTTCGGACTTACCCAGCAACAAGCTGAAGCTCGTCTTTCTGTGAAAAAGCTCCGTGACGAATACGCCCTTTACAACGATAATGCCAAAGAGGTTGTAGAAAAAAACAATGGCATTGCAATTTCTTGGAAGAAAGCATTGGCGGTTATTGGTGGTGCTGGAGTATTAAAGGCATTAGGTTCTGAAATAATTCGTGTTCGTGGCGAATTTCAATCCATGCAGACCGCTATTGAGACTATGGTTGGAAAGGATATGGCAGGGCAACTGATTCCGCAAATCAAGGAGCTGGCTAAGATTTCTCCACTTACTATGTCAGATATGGTTGGAGCAGAAAAGATGATGCTTGGATTTAACATACAAGCAGAAGACACTATCAAATACTTGAAAGCCATTAGTGATATTTCTATGGGGGAATCCAGTAAGTTCAATTCGCTAACTTTGGCATTTTCACAGATGTCAGCAGCGGGTAAACTTATGGGGCAGGATTTGAATCAAATGATAAACGCTGGATTCAACCCGTTACAGATTATCTCCGAAAAGACTGGAAAATCTATCGCAACTTTGAAAGATGAAATGTCCAAAGGTGCTGTTTCCGCTGAAATGGTTCAACAGGCATTCATTGATGCAACTTCCGCAGGTGGTAAGTTCTATAATATGTCTGAGAATGCTTCAAAGACTATCAATGGTCAGTTGTCTATGATGCAGGATGCTTTGGATTCCGTGTTTAACGAATTGGGAACAAAGTCGGAAAGTGTTATCATGGACGGTATTCAAATGACAACTTCGTTGATTCAGAATTATGAAACAGTAGGTAAGGTCTTGGCTGGATTAGTGGTTACTTATGGTACATACCGGACCGCAGTGATGCTTGTTACTGCTGCCGAAAGTAAACATACTCTTGTGGAGATTGGACTTACCAATGCCCGTTTATTGGCACGAAAAGCGCAGTTAGCTTTAAACGCTGCAATGCTTACCAATCCTTATGTGTTGTTGGCTACTGCTGTAGTAGGACTTGGAGTTGCAATGTTGGCTTTCCGCGATTCGGCAACAGAAGCAGAAAAGGCACAGAGAAGGTTTAATGAACAGCAAGAAGAAGCTAAAAAGCAAGAAGAAGAACACAAACAGAAGATTGATTCCCTCGTACAAAGTTCTCGTGATATAGCGTTGTCGGATTTACAAAGAGGTCGAAGTTTAGCGGAGTTAAGAAAAGAATACCCTAAGATATTCGCTCAATATGACATCGAAACCATTAAGTTGGCTGATATACTTAAACTAAAGCAACAGATAACGGAAGAAGATGCGAAACGTGCCGGAGAAAAGCAAACCAAGGAACTTTCTAACATTGAATCTGAAATCAAATATTACGAGAATCTGCTGAAAACTCTTTCCGGTCAGCAAGGCGTTGATGGATATGTGAAGAAACTAAAAGAATTGCGTGCTATGCGTGATGTCATGCTGCAAGAAAAAGGCAAAGGCATCTCCGAACAGTTCATTTCCAATCTTAAAGATGTTAATACTAATGAGTTTGACCGCTACATCTCTGAGTTGGAGAAGCGTATCAGAGGAAAGGGGGAAAATGGAACTGTGAAACTTCGTTTGCCTATTGATATTAAGGGTACTTTGTCTGATGAAGCAATCTATAATGTGAAAGACATAAAAACACTTATAGATACAGCAAAATCAGTCAAGCAAACCCGAATTGATTCAGAGAAGAATAAAACCACTTACAAACAAGATTATGAGAAAGCGAAGAAAGACTGGGAGGATGCCAAAAAGAAACTATCTGAAATAGAAAAGGACAAATCTAAATTTACTTCAAAGCAATACGAAGAAGCTAAAAAGCAAAAAGAAACTACCGAAAAAGCATACAAAGATTTAGGAGGTATCACTGGCAATGCTTTATCTAAACAAGAAAAAGCTATTGAAAAGCAAAAAAAAGACCAACAAAAATCAGCCGAAGAGCTTCTGTCTCTCCGTCGCCAAAATCAACAGGCGGAAATAGATCTTATGAAGGAAGGCACAGAGAAAAAGCTAAAACAGATTGACCTTGACTATCAAAAAGAACTTGACGCCATCAAGAAACAAGAAAAAGATTTGAGTGAAAGACAGGGTGGAAAGTTGACTTCGGAGCAGTCTATTGAAATTTCCGCTCGTTATACCAATGCTGAAAATAAAAGAGAGAAAGATATAGCCGATGTAAGTAAGGAATTAAATTCCATACTAGATAAATATCGTGATTATTCAGCTCAACGCATAGCTATAGAGAAGCAGTATCAAGACGATGAAAAGAAACTTAGGGACGGATTAGCAAAAGCTAAAAGCGATTCTGAAAAGAAACAATATGAAGATGCCCTAAAAGAACTAGAAAAACAGCGTAAGAAAACTATAGATTCTATTTCAAAAAGCGAAATCGAAGATTCTGGCGTTTGGAAAATGTTAATGGGAGATGTTGATGCATTACCTACAGATATGCTTGAACAATTATTATCTGATGCTGAACAACTTGTCAAGACTACAAACTTGTCGGCTACAGATATGAAAGCTATGATGGATACCATAAATAATGCTCGCCAAAACCTTATAGCTCGCAACCCTTTCAAGACATTGAAAGAAGAATATGAAAAGTATCAGAAAGCAATAAAGAAAGGGGATAAACAGGGAGCCTTTACTTCATGGAGTAATGTGGAACAAGCTAGCGAATCTATAAAGAGTAATATTTCAACATTAGGGTCCTCTCTATCTTCTCTTGGAACTACTTTTTCCGATGAACTGGGAGAAGGCATCCAAAAAGCGGTAGATATTATAAATGACGGCATCACAGCATTTGAAGTATTCGGCAAAACTGGTGAAAAGTCTGCCGGTGACACAGTGAAAGGCATTAGCGGAATTGTTGGGATCATAACTACATTAGTGGGTACTGTAATGAATGCCTTTGATTCTACAAAAGCAGAACAAGAAAGAAATATTGAATATCAACGTAGACAGGAAGGATATTGGGATTCTATAAATTATCAAGTAGAACGTTATCTGGAGTTGCTCAAAGAAGCCGCAGGAAATGATTATTTTGCAACAGCTACCCAATCATTAACAACACTTGAAAAAGCCAGAGAGAAGGCATACAGGGACATAGTTAAATCTATGCCTGTTGGTGATGTTGATGCTGTAACATTTGGGCTTGCTCAACTTTTTAAAAGTGGTAAGTTTGCTGGCAAAATGACTGAATATGCCTTCGGAGGTCCGCAAGCTAAAGAAATATTTGATTTCATACAAGCTAATGGAGGATATGATCTACAAAACAAACTCATATCAGAGGAAGCGATTTGGGCGATGAAAAGCAATGCCGACATCTGGTCTAAGTTACCGGAATGGATGCAACAAGCTATTGACAAATTTGTAGAGCTCAACGACCAGACTAAGGAGCTAGAAGAGACTTTAAATGAGGATTTATTTCAAACGACTTCACAAGGTCTCGAAGAAGCAATACTGGAAGGATTAAAAGGAGGAAAAAGAGGAATCGCAGATTTTGGAGAAGATTTTGAAGAGATAATGCGCAACGCCTTATTACAATCGTTCGTTATAGACCAACTAAGAGGTAAAGCACAAGAGTTTTATAAAAAATATACCCTTTTGGCTGATAGTGACGAAAACGGAAAACTTGATTTAACAGCAGAAGAGATAAGCGATCTTAGAAAAGATTGGAATGATATTATAAAAGCTGCTACAGAAGAAGCAAAGAATATTGATGCCATTGTTGGTGGTTCTTCCTCTTCATCCCAAGAAGCTTCAAAGAAAGGCTTTGCCACTGCGTCACAGGATTCAATCGACGAGCTTAACGGGCGTTTCACCGCCTTGCAAATAGCCGGAGAAGAAATTAAGAATCAAAGTATAACTCAATCCCAATCATTAAATATTCTAACGATGAAAGCGGATACACTTATTTCCATAAATACGGAAACGAGAAATATAGCCGATGACACACGTGATTTGATAGCAAGTTCATATCTCGAACTTGTTCAAATCTCCGAAAATACCGGAGCAATAATAAAACCCATCCAGCAAATGCAGAAGGATATGGCGGAAGTTAAAAACAATACCAAAGGATTATCAACAAAATAAATGGTTATGGCAGATTTATTAATAAATGGTAGAGATGCTTACAAGACTTGGGGTGTAAGAATGGGAGATAAATTCCTTGATGTGCTTGGTGCATCATTACCTATGAAAGAATTTATTGAAAATAAATCCCGATTAGAACATGGAAAACGTGTAATAATTAATAATCCCAAAATTGATGAACGGGAAATAACGCTCTCTTTTACCATAGAAGGCAATTCTAAATCTGATTATCAAGCAAAAAAAAGGGCTTTTTTTGAAGAATTATACAAAGGTGTGATTGATATTCAGATTCCAGCTAACAGCAGTGACATTTATCACTTGATTTATTTAGGTAAAAGTATCACCTATGCGCAGAGTTTAGACAGAACTTTTGGTAAATGCTCAATGAAGTTTTGTGAACCAAACCCGAGTTTAAGGACCTAATTTACGACATTGATTTCATTGTCGTATATGCGAGTGCCCAAAATTGGGTACTCTTTCTTTTATCTCCGAACTTTGGTGTGTTATGGAATCAGTAGACATCAAAGACATATCCGGCAACATTCGCTTTTCGACTCCTATTAAAGAGGGGGCGAAGAGACGCTTCCTTTTGATGCAGGAAGATTATATCACTTTGCTATTTAGCCTTTCCAATCCGGTTTATTTCAAACTAGGCGACTACGTAGACAATGAGTTGGGAATATTCGAGCTTGTAGACCTGTATAAGCCTACCTACAATACAACGACAGGTGAATACGACTACGAACTCCGCCTTGATGCTTATTACTGGAAATGGAAGAACAAGAAGTTTTTCTATACACCGGAAACCACCGGACGCGAAGCCGCATGGAATCTTACCGCTACCCTTGACACGCATTTGAAAGTCTTTCTTGATAACCTGAATGCACTCGGATATAAGTTCAGAGAGGAAGAGTTTACATACGAGATTGACAGCACAGTAGAAAACACTTCCAAGCTCATTTCCTACGATAACGTGAATCTGATCGACGCTCTCACACAGATGGCGGAGACTTGGGAGTGTGAATGGTGGATAACAGAGCACGTTATTCATTTCGGACGTTGTGAATACAGCTCACCCGTTGATTTCAAAGCCGGTGATTTGACAGACACAGAAAACGTGAATGTCAACAGCATGACACGCAGCGACAGCCAGACCACTTATGCGACCCGTATCTACGCTTTTGGTTCTACCCGTAACATTCCTTCCAGTTACCGGAAAGAATTGATATTCGACGTAAAAGAGGTTAATGGACGTAATATATCCGATACGTCAAGACCGCTCAAAATAAACTACTTTCCGTCACGAGTTACATATAAGGAAGACTATACCGCTAATAGCAACGAAGGCAGCGGACCCTTTACTCCCTCTTATACAGAATGGACACTTAATAAAGCTTTAACTTCATCAGCCAAAGGTGGTTCTTATAAAGTTGTTTCGGAAGGAATTTCAATCAATATATCAACAGCCGTCCCACAAATAGGGAACCGTGCTTTTCTCCCGGCAGGAGATTATATATTGAAAGCGTCATATATCTATAATATTTCCGGGGAATCAAAAGAGGTAATTATTGGCAATCAGACGGTTTCATTAGCCCAAAATCAACAATATGAGATTGCGGCTAAAATACAGGTTCCCGACACGTTGGTTATCGACAAGAACAGTTCTGATTTAAAAGTAAGGGTATACGTTCACGTACCAGCTCCAGCTTCTTCCGAACTGTTATCGACTTTTCAGGCGTATGTAACATACGATATTAACCTGTATGGCGGTTCTTCTGCAACGACTTCCGTAACATTCCTTTCCGGTGCAAATGCCGGACGGGCTTTTGATGCTGTTTACAATCCCGACCTTTTAACCGGTGACGCAGCAAACGTTATCCAGTTACCAGAAGGTGTAACCGTTTCTCTAGGTAACCGGTACACCATTAACAACATCATAAGCGGTAAAGTCCCCGATAACTACTTCAGTAAGGATGACAAGGAAATGACCCTTAACGGAGTTGTTCAGAAATGCCTTATGCTTCCGGAGGGTATTTCTTATGTAGATGCTTATAAATACAGCCCGACCGGTGAACGTATCAACATCGGAGATGAAAACTACGATGATCCGGATAACGTGGAAATGCCGGAAGAGGAGGCAATCGAAGAGATTGTTATATTTGAGGATGAATATCCCAAGTATATTGGTAGTACTACGGTAGTTCCTGATCCTACTTGGGAAGATGAAAAGGTTGATGACAAGCCAACCGGCAATAAATATCCTATCTATACCTTCAAAGATACGGGACTGAAGAACTTTACAAAAGACTTCCTTCTGGAAGAGTTACACCTGATTTTCCAAACCGGAAAACTTGCCGGACTGGATTTTGCTCTTACTCTCAAAGAGAGCGACAATACCGGTACAACCTTTGAAATAGTCCGTAATGAGGATTACGGGCGTGCACTTCCTGACGATGTACTATTTCCGCAAGCCGCCCACAAAGAAGAAGATAAGGATGTTCCCGCAGACACATATATCCTTTACGGCTTTGATACCGCATACATCTCCGAACAGATGTTGCCGGACGCACAACAAGCACTTCTGGAAAAGGCTAAAGATTATGTAAAAAAGTCCATGATTGACCCGTCCACCTACGATTGTGAGATGGATGCTGATTTCATCTACAATAAGGGTAATATTCGTACATACGAAGTCGGGGCTAAAGTCAACCTGATAAATAAGGCATTTTTCCCGGAAGGCAGACAATCAAGAATAATCGGTTTCGAGTGGCCGCTGGATATTCCTTACGATCACCCGATTTATACAGTCGGTGAGACGGCTTCATATTCCCGTATCGGTGAGATAGAGAGCAAGCTTGATTCCCTCACTTACAAGGGACAAACCTATTCCGGCTCTGCTGTTGGAGGTGGTGGAATCAGTGTGTATGTTATCGGGGTTAATGACAAGACAATCCCGTCTGACAGAAACGTATTCTCCGCAAAGAGATCACTTGCCACCTTCTTGAACAAGGCGCAGGAGGAGACAATGGAGTTTCTTATCAAGCTGTTAGGCGGTATTATTACCGACAATATAGAATCCCAGAACTTTATTCCCGGTGCACTTGGTTCAGGATTCCTCATCAAACGCGATCCAAAGACCGGACGGTCATACATCGAGGTTGATGAGCTGTATGTAAGACTGAAAGCAATATTTGAGTCTTTAACAATCAAGGAGCTTCAATCGGTAGGTGGTGAGGTTCTTCTGACATTGGCTAGTATCGAATGCACGAAAGTGGAAAAGATTTCAGAAGCGCTTCTTTATGATGCAAACGGCTTTCGCCTTTATGATGTTGATGGGAAAGCATTATTATCATCCATAGCAACTGGAGGTGTCTACCGCTGTTATTTTACGACTGATGACGGTGAGAAAGCCATTATCAACCAATTCGCAGCCGGAGACATGGCGCAATGCAGGCAGTTCAACATTAAAGAAGGGGTTTATGAAAATGTATCCAACCGTTATTACTGGCGTTATGTTCTGGCTGTAGGCGAAAATTATATTGATTTATCTGTAGATGATTGTGCTGAAGGCAGTGATATTCCGCAAGCGGGTGATAAGATAATCCAACTGGGAAACCGTACAGACCCGGCACGTCAGAATGCGATACTTCTGTCCGCCTACGGACTTACTGCTCCTACCATACAGATGTTGCAGAGAATAGATTCTTACTCTTTGGATGGAAAGGCGGTGAAAGAAGAAGGATTCGACCAGGAGACACAACAGTTCTATTCGAATACATACGGACGCAGTTATACAGGCACACGGGATAAAGACGCATTCATTCAGTTTGACCCTGTAACCGGTTTGAAAATACACGGTGCCGAAATTGACGTTTCAACCGATAATTTCATGATAAAAGATCGGGATGGTAATCAGATTGCCGTCTTTGAAATAGGAGAAAACGGAAAGCCACGCCTTAAAGCTGATAATATAAATGCCGATGAGCTATTATCAAACGGTGAAAAATGGGCGCTCAAGAAAGACGGAAGCGGATTCCTTGCATCAAAGAATCTTGTCTGGGATGAACTTGGGAATCTTAACCTGATGGCGTCTTTGTCTCTACCTTATAAGATGTTTCAAATAAATGCGGATTCAACTCCGACACCTATGGATTTATCGGAGGGGAGATACTTTGTAGTACGTTACGGAAATATATATGGCGATCAAATCATAGAGCTTCCCGCTCCCAGTCCGGAATATAATGGTTCAGAAGTTAGAATTTATTCCGGGTTTATGACAACAAGGTCTTCCAGAAGCTTCTTTGATCTGACAATAGAAGAAAACGGTATATTCTTCTACCCCGGATATATTCCAGTAGCAGGCTCCCCAATACAAATATCAAAAGTACGTGTTTCGGATAAAGAAATTATTTTGAGATGTATTTCATTTGGAGATTTCAGTTTCTGGTACATACAAAACTACAAAGATTTTGCAAATGAGGATTTTAATCCATCAGAATAAAAATATAAACTATGGCAGAAGAAAAATACATATTTACAGTAACGGGCGATCATGCTAATAAAATATTGATTTGCCCTGTCCCCGTGGGCGGGATATTTATAACTAAGTTGACTGACAACCCTGCCGTCCGTTATCCGGGCACAACTTGGGAGAAGTTGGAGGGTCGTTTCCTTTATGGTACCTCCGGGCAGGAGGAAAGTGGTGCAACCGGTGGCAGCTCTTCGGTTGTGCTAAGCGTTGAGAATATGCCTGCCCACACTCATGCACTTACTGCGAAAACAGATGAATCCGGTTCCCATACCCATACATCAGGTAATCACCGTCATAAGGTAGACAGCCATAGCCACACACAGCCGTCACACTCGCATAGTGTTAAGATGTCGGATAGAAACGACAGTGGCAATCCAAACTACCTGTTTGCGCCTAATGGAGGTAACTACGGTATGGAATCGGCGGCATCCGGAAACGGGTGGGGACAATCAGGTGCAGCAGGAGGTGAAAGCACGGGTAGTGCTTCCCCTTATACCAGCTATACAAATCCGACCACGTCTGAAAACGGAACCCACTCTCACGGACTAAGCGGAAATCTTGCCACAGCCGGAGAAGGACAGGAATTCAGCATCCTTCCGCCATATATCAAGGTCCATATATGGGAAAGAAAATCGTAATATTAAAATAAAAAAATATGGAAAAGTATATTTATTTAGACAGGGAAAACGCAAAGAAAGGTATAGCCCTTGTTTTTGCAGCCAAAGATCATCCGGTAAAGGATTATCCGGCATATTTTGGGGGTGAGGCAATAGAGTTTGTCGGAGAAGATCTTCCACATTATATCACCTACGTACAAGACGGAGATAAGGAGTATGTACGTGAAGCCACACGAATAGAACTGTATGAAAGGGGAATAATATCCCTTCCCGCAAATGAAACTATTTCGGATGGTGCTATCGTAAAGAAAACACGTGAGCAGCTTGTAGCCGATGGTGTAATAACCTTGGAATCGGAACTGTCTAAAGCCCGGTTCGATCGAAAACGCCAATTAGAAGCGGTAGATCTGTATGATAAAGCGGTACTACGTGGGGATGTTCAAGAAACAGAAATGCAAAAAAGTATCCGGGATACCTATCGAAATAATTGGCTTACTATCACTGACCGATATACGGATATTAGTGTTCCCATTGAAAGCATGTATCCACTGATGCCTGATTTCATTGCTTACTTCTATTCTTAAATTTATAAACAATAAACAGATAAAGCTATGATTCTACTAGTATTAATGTCGTTCATTCTCATTGCCGGTTACGTCTTTGCAATGATAAAGAAGATGAAGGAAATCCCGTATTCTATCAGTGATACTTACTATGCCCTGATGCATAAGTTCTGGTTTACTCTTTGTATGATCGGCTCTGGTGTATTGCTTCTCTCGGCAGCTTTGGAAGCAAGCACGGAGAACAGTCAGTTTCTTGTATTCCTTTCGGTTGTCGGGATGGCTATACTTGGTGTATCTCCCAATTTCAAAACAGAACAAAAAGTTCCTCACTGTATCGGTGCCGCCATGTCTTTAATTTTTTCCCAGATATGGGTAGGTTGCAATAGTTGGTATTGGCTTTTATTATGGGCTGGATTCATTGCGTACATGGCTATCTCCATGAGTGAGCACTGGACCGGTAACTTCATCTCCGACTTCATAAAGAGAAAGCCGATGTTCTGGATTGAGGTAATTTCATTGTTGACCGTTTATCTAACCTATTTAGTATGAAAAAGAATACAAAAGAAGATATACAAGTATGGACCGCAGTGGGAATGTTGTTTGCTGGAGTCGGATTATCCGTTGCAGGTTTTGTTGTAGAGCCGTTAGGTCAGATTCATGACAGTGTATTGTGGTTTTTTGCTCAATGTCTGATATATGCTGGCAGTATATTTGGGATTGGGATTTATGTTAATGGGAAGTTTAATAGTTTGGTTGATAGGCTTAACAACAATAAAGAAGTAAAGGGTGATGAATCACATAAATAAAATCAGCGCATTAGCCAGCAAGCTTCTATCCAAGATCGGAATAGACGGCATGGCACATATTATAGTATGCCAGAACTTAGTTATGTGGCTATCAAAATATACGCCACTGTGGTCAGCAATCATTATAACCGTCGTGATCTTCGTCCTGAAGGAAGTGTACGACAAGTATTTCAAGAAAACAGAGTTCTCAATTAAAGACATCATCTGTGATTGCGTGGGTCTGGCGTTGGGAATATTAACATTGATATTATAGGAGGAAATAAACATGAGTTTACCAAGAGGTTTGAGAAACAATAATCCGGGTAACATCCGGATCACAAAAGATAAATGGCAGGGATTGAGAGAAAAGCAGGAGGACAAATCGTTCTTCCAGTTTACGGAAATGAAATGGGGTTACCGTGCCCTTATCCGAACCTTGCAAAACTACCGTAAAAGACACGGCTGTCAGACGGTGGCAGATTTTGTCCACCGGTGGGCACCGGAGAACGAAAACAATACAGCCGGATATATCAGCCGTGTATGTAGCGAAATGCAAGTCCCGAACACATACGTTCCGGACATCAACGATAAGGCGACTATGTGCGCTTTTGCTGCCGCCATCTCACGTGTTGAGAATGGAATTCCGGCTGTTATGGCTGACATAGAAGCCGGATGGGATTTATTATAAACTTTAATCAATAGGAGGAACAATCATGGCAACAATAAATTTGGAGTTCAAAAAGAGCAGTAGCGTATGGTATGCGGAATTTCAGGTAAATTCTGATTTCAATATTCATTTGGAACGCAACAACTACGGTCGGGTGAATATTCTTCAACGGACGACAAGTGAGGGGAATTTTGAACCCGTAGTTTTGCCCGGAAGTCTTGCGTACAATGCAGGGGTAACCATAGACTGTGATTTTTCCGCATTGGTCTACCCCAAGACAATCCGCATCGAAAGTTATAGCGAAGTATTAAGTGGAACAGTAACCGAATCCGGCAATGAAGCTTAACAGGTTGTCTTTAAATGTAGTGGGGCTTAACCGGATCGGATTAAACCGAATCGGTTCGCCCTCCCGTGGCTCTTCTTCCGGTTCCGACCGTCCCTACATCGACCCAGAAGTCTTAGCATCCTTGAAAGCCGTCTGCATCTGCTACGGTAAGAGCAACGACGATCCGGACAGGGCTGTTGTCAAGAACTTGGTGGACCCTGACAATCCGTTTGTTATCAGCAACGCAGCTTACACTGAAGGAAGTGGCTACGCAGATAAAGATAGTCCTTACTATGGCGCCTTCGTCACCGACGGAATCGACGACCTGATTACTTCCACCAAGACCGTACAGGAGATGGGAATAACAGAGGCTTGCACTGTCATTTCTATGATCCATCAAATTGATAAACCTAGTAATTATATTACTACAAATAATATTAGAACTCCTGGAAGTGTTGTAGGTAGAAATGCAATTAGTGAAATAGGTAAAACTGGAATATATGGATGGTATAAAGACAATATTCAAGGTTCTACCATTAATGTAATAAATAACATATTAGGAGATAAAGCGGTTTATACTGTCTCTGCTTCTAGTAATACTACTATTGCTTCAAAGTTTTATGTAGTTGGTTATGCTAGTGATGATAGTATTAACGAAACTTCTTCCGTCGCTTGGTACTGGACAATCATCGCCAACAAGGTACTGACTACCGACCAAATCAACCAAGTAATCGCCTACTTCAACTTGGATAGAACTCTTAACCCTGATATACTGTGTGATATCGAGAAGCAGGGCATCACCAACGAGAACCACGCAGAGTTTGGCGACAAGCTGATTGACTTTTCAGGTAATGGTAGGGATATTCAGTTGAACAATATTGCTTGGAAGGGGGATTCAGGTATTGGGAAGTATGAGGTTGATTTTCTCGATTCTAGTATATGGAACAGTAGTAATTCAACTATAACAAGTAGTAAGATAGACTGTAAAAATGCTATAAGTCATATTATGCTACTGTATTATAGCGTAGGGAGTAAAGAATATCCAGACATTCCTTCGTTTAAGGTTATTAAAACAGGAGCCGATATTGATTATAGCTATATTGATGAAACTGGGTCGCCTAAATCAGTTAGAATTGTAGATGGGGTGAATGTATTACCCGCTTCACATAACACCTTGTATAGCGGCTCTGGTCGATTTTGTGGTTTTGGTAATCCGGGTATGGGTAATAGTGTTACCATCACCCAGATTCCCTCCCACGCAGGTGGTCTATGCCTTGACGGAGTAAATGACTTCGGTAAGGTGACAGGAATGCCGATTTACAAGGATTATACGGTAGTAACCGATAGAGAAATATTTGCTAATACTGGAGCTATATCGTCAAAGAATAATCCGGGAGCATTTGTGGAAACTGCCGGAAATAGTGTTTATAGTTTTGGTCAAGCTACTTCTGGTCTAAATTTTATTTCTACTAGAAGTATATCTTATTTATCTAAATACTCTTATTGCGGGCAATCTATAACAGCAGGTGCAGCAGAAGATGGCACTGATATGTGGTTAGGCACGATTCGAGATAATGATCATCGTTTCTTCAACGGAGCTATCTACTCTCTCATGTCCTTCCCCTATAGTATGTCCGAGTTCTTGATCGAGCGTCAGTTGAAGAAGCACAAGCTGGGTACGCTGTATCCGGATATGGTGGAGTTCAGACCGATAGTGAAGAGTAATCTACCTTATTCTTCAATTTCCTATTCTGTTAATCCCGGAGAATATATCTCTGTAGATAGCATGGTTACCATCACTGTAACGTTACCAAATACTTCTGATAAACTAATGGAGGTATCGTGCAATGCTATCAGTGACATATCCATATCCGGTGACAATGGCGTTTACGAGATTACGGGAAAGGTAGTTAAATCTCCTCAAAAGATAAACCTTGTTATCTCCAGCTACTTGACAATGTTAAGCAACTCAACTTTAATTTCAAATGAAACATTAATTAAAAACGAATGATATTATGGAAAAGATATTTGATATAGCAAAAGATAAAGAACAGTCGTGGGGTACTTTAGCTACTGCGATTGATGGAAACTTTAACGAGACATTTGACGAAGGCTATTTAGATTATTATGAGTCTCCAGTTTTGGTGACGGAGGGTGGTTATTATGCAGCAAATGGACATGTATCCAATTCTAGTTCTTCTTCTGTGTTGCATTCAAAAGTAGAGATTCCTACTGGCGCAATAACAGCAAAATTTGAAAATATACAGGCTTTTTCTGACGGCAAGGTAATTGTAAACTTTTTCGTAGATGGTGTTTGGTCAAGAGATGTGATAGCAGAAGTAGCTGGCAAGTTGTCAAACTATGAAATTGAGATACCAGAAGGTGTTTCTCATATTGGATTTAATTACAGAAATACTGACGACAAAAACTGTACTTTTCGCATAGGCAAAAAAAGTGCCTTATTAAAAGAAGTCTGCATAAAAGACAATAGTATCACGTCACAAAAACTCTCATTTTCTGATAATATTTTAAGGGGTAAAAAATGGGCTGTTATTGGTGATTCGTTTACTCTTGGTGGAGGAGTTGGGGTTTTTGAAGATGGTATATATGAGGGAGAGAATAAGAGTTATCCGTATATTATTGGGCGACGTAACGAAATGGACATCCAGCGTTTATTTGAGGGTGGGCGCACTATCTGCACTCCTCGCCCCAAAAATGCAGAATCAGATTGGTCTTATAATGCAAGTCGTAACTATCTGACCTACGAAGGAGAAGACCGGCCGCTCGCTTTGTACAAGCAAATTGACGAAGACGTAAACTATATCACCATTTATCTTGGAATAAATGACACGCATCTTATTGGTATCGGGGATGATGACGAGAGTTACGGTGTAAATGTAATAGCAGATAAGGGAACTATTGATAGCACAGAGATAACATCATTTTATGGTGCATGGAACACAGTGCTTAATTGGTTAATCATAAATCGCCCATTTGCTCATATTGGCATAATTGTTTCTAATGGCTTGGGACTTGACGAGTATCGTCAAGCAGAGATAGAAATTGCAAATAAATGGGGAATCCCATATATTGACCTAAATGGTGACGAGCGTACTCCTATGATGTTGCGCAGCACAAATCCGGCAATATGCGATGCGGCAAAGAATGCAAGATTAAATGCTCAAAGGATAAGCTCAACGAACCAGCATCCTAACTCTGAAGCTTATGAGTACGAAAGCACATTTATTGAGCAATTCTTACGCACGTTGTAAACTTCCAGACAAATCTTATAATATACAATATCTGTTTAGATTTGATTATGAAATACATTACATTCCCCACAGCGAATTTGAACGAGATACCGCAGGAGGTACTCGATGAACTGCACTTGGTTCCGAGAAAGAGCGTTGACGGTACACAGGTGATTATGAAATTGGATCACTATGAAAAGTTGTTCCCAAGTATCATGACTTTGCCGTTACTGGACGAAGAGGAGACTCCGCAAGAGCCGGTTTACCCTTATCCGGTCTACGAGGGCGAAAAGCTGAATACTTTGCTGGCAAGTTCGGAGTGGTCTTCAAGTGATAGTATTCTATGAAAACCCTTCCTTGGATGCTAGTCTGCCTGTTGATTGGCGTGATCGTGTGGATGCAGTGTAATCCGCACGATCCGTCAATGGTGTACATTAAGGGAGATACTGTACATATCCGGGACACAATAAGAGACACAATACCCAAACCGGTAAGGGAAACTCTAAAGCGTACCGATACGGTATATCTACCGATCCTGATAGATACTACTACTGATAGAACCGTAGAAGGCGATTCAATTCCGGTACTTATACCGATTACAAGCAAGGAGTATAAGACGGATGATTACCGGGCGGTAGTCAGTGGGTATAATCCCAACCTTGATTCTATGGAAATATACAGGGATAATAAAATTATTACTTTCCCGCCTTTACAGAAGAAGAAACGCTGGGGATTAGGTTTACAAGCAGGATATAGTTATCCGGGTGGTTGGTACGTAGGAGCTGGGGTTAGTTATAACTTATTTATATGGTAATACCGGCACTATCTTCACAGACCGTTTCCGGTATGAAAAGTTTAAGTTTCACTTATATAACAATTTCCTACGGAAAAAGGTTTTAAAGGAAAGGAGGATAAAATGATACATTAATTAATTCTAAGTACTAAGTTTATCCGGTAAAGTAGAAGGCCGGTAATCGTTAACAAATAACCTTCAAGAGTTATACTTTGTGTTTGTCCCTGGCTATGTAGTCGGGGATTTTTTTTATTATTTGTCGTATATAAAATAATCATATATATTTGTCCAAATAAAATTGATATGCTATGGAATACTTAGATGAATTTAAGGAATTTGTAAATTACTGTAATCAAAATGGTAAATATGTTGGTTGGGGAAACCCTAACTCTAAAATACTAATAGTGGGTAAAGAGTCTGCAATGGAAGAACCTGATGAGTTTTATAACAGCAATGCATCTATGTGGGATAATCATGTTAGTAATGATACAATTATGGAGTTATGTCATAAAGTAGAACAAGATGTTAACGTAGCAAAAGGGTGGGGTGTAAATACTTGGAGCAAGTATCAGAGATTAAAAGATTATATCTATGGCAGCGAAGGATTTCACAATCGGTATGTTGATTTCCCAACTCAAATATTTACTACCGAGATAAATGATGCCCCTAGCCTCCGAACTGCTCAAGCCGATAAAAGTGGAATTTCCTCACGGAAAGAATTGTTCCAGGTATCCTCCTTTATTCAAAGTTTTCCTGTGATTATATTGGCATGTTCTAATTATATTCAGAATAATGACAATATTCGCGAGATAGATAAGATTTTTGGTGTCACTTATGATGGTGATGATGTCGGTAGATTTTTGTTTAATAAAGGGAATTGGTTTTATACTCATCATGATGCCGGTGGTAGAAAACTTGTAATCCATACTCGTCAGCTAAGTGCGGATGTAAAGGATGATATGTTAAAGGAGATGGCAGAAATTATAAAAAAACATTTGGAAAGGTATGTTTGATTTATTAAATCGCTATAATAAACAGGGATGTTTAAAATTTGCTATTGATGACAATTTGAATAGAGAATGCGAGAAGGCTCAAATTCCTGATGATTGTTGTGGAGTGTATATTGTATACGGTTATTTTAAAGGGACGAAGGTTCCAGTTTATATTGGAAGTTCAGGGCATATAGAAAATGGAAAGACAGTGCATCGCAAAGGAGGGCTAAAAAGACGAATAATTGGGAAGCAGCAAAGGACTCCTAGATGGAAACTGTGGCCTGAAAAAATGCGTGCGCTATCTATCTGCAAATTGGAAATATGTTGGTATAATACAGAAAATGACAATCCGTTACTAGTAGAATACTGTTTAATATTGGAGTCTGTTATACAAAATAAAAGATTACCTCTTTGGAATAGCGAATTAAAATTGAGTAGGGAATTGAAAGGTGAGTTTGAAGATTTTGTAAACAATAATAATATTGAATGTTTAAAAATATAATATGGGAAATAAATGCGATCATAACTTCGTTCTTGAATTATGATGTTTTTGTTATTAACTTAAATAAGTCTCCAGTATGAATAGAATTATAATTATTGGTAACGGTTTTGATTTAGCTCACAATTTAAAGACTGGATATAAAGATTTTATAAATGATTATTGGGATACTGTTGAAGAAAGGATTTATGATAAATACTGGCGGTTGTTAGACCAACAATATGGAGGGGGCAAACACCCTCTTAATGACTATGAAGATCAGTTTATAAAAATTGGAAAAGAATATGATAAAACCGGAGTTAATAAAGCTTGTTCTTCTTATAAAGAAGATAGTCCTTTATGGAAATTGCATACACTAATTGATGAGCATAATAATGATCCTAGTTCTAATGTGACAGTTACTTTAACGTTCACAAATCATTTTTTTGAACGTATATCTCATCAATGTTCTCTTGTGAATTGGGTAGATATAGAAAATGAATATTATAAGGCATTGAAAGAGCTACTTCAAGAAGAAAATTACCAAAAGCAAAACGAAAGTATCCATACGCTTAATAAAGAGTTTGATAGTGTAAAAAGATTGCTAGAAAAATATTTAACTAGGATTACTGAAAACACAGAACTGAAAAAACATCAATCTATACAAGATGCATTTTCAAGTTATGTAGAATTTGAAGAAGTTGCCACTTGTAAGCAAACTGCATTTATTAACTCTTTTTTTTCTAATATGGATATACGTTTTGATTTTGACATTGACCGTCATGGAGATCTTTCATATAATGAATGCTTGACAAAGGATGAAGAACTGAGATACTATATTGATAAGAAACTTAATAATGACAATTTTAAAAAAAAGAATCTTATACCAAACACCTTGATTCTAAATTTTAATTATACAAAAACGGCAGAAAAATTATATGTTAAAAATGGAAATGACAAGATTATTAATATTCATGGAGAGCTTAACAATGAAAATAATCCCATTATATTCGGATATGGTGATGAGCTAGATGATGATTATGAAAGAATAGAGAGATTACAGAATAATGATTTTCTAGAGAATATTAAATCTATAAGATACCATAAAACCAAAAATTATAGAAGTCTTTTGGAGTTTATTGCATTAGGGCCATATCAGGTCTTTATAATGGGGCATTCATGTGGAAACTCTGATCGGACATTATTAAATACTTTATTTGAGCATGACAATTGCCTATCTATTAAAGTCTTTTATCGACAGTACGAAGATAGGACAGATAATTATATCGATTTGGGTTCTTCGTCAAATTTGGTGGTAAATTCTTTATCTCTTTATTTCCAAGTTAATAATTATCCCTTTTTAC